TGAACACGCAGCCCTATGAGTTCACCAAAGGCAGCGTGTTTCACCTGATGGAGCCGGATTTAAATCAGGAAGTTTACGGCCTGCCGGAGTATCTTTCGGCGATCCCGTCCACCCTGCTAAACGAGTCAGCAACGCTGTTCCGCCGCAAATACTACCTGAACGGCAGCCACGCCGGTTTCATCATGTATATGACCGACGCCGCACAGAATCAGGAAGACGTGAACAACATCCGCCAGGCGATGAAAAGCGCCAAGGGGCCGGGCAACTTCCGCAACCTGTTTATGTACTCACCGAACGGGAAGAAAGACGGAATTCAGATCATCCCGCTGTCGGAGGTGGCGGCTAAAGATGAGTTTCTGAATATCAAGAACGTGAGCCGTGACGATATGTTGGCTGCGCACAGGGTGCCGCCGCAGATGATGGGGATTATGCCGAGTAATGTTGGGGGATTTGGGGATGTTGAGAAGGCGAGCCGGGTATTTGTACGTAACGAGCTAATTCCTTTGCAAACGCGTCTTGAGGGATTGAACAACTGGCTTCAAGATGATGTTATTAAGTTCAAGGAATATATCCTCAATTAATTTTATAATAATATCTTTTCAAAAAGAAATAATGCCCCCTGTAATACAGGGGCAACTATTCTATGGTTCTTCAGTAAGATAAAACTTATGATTTCTATCCAAAAAAACAACATAAAAAGTATTACTATCGAAAGCTTCTTTTAAAACAATATCTTTTCGACACTCCATGCCTCTGGGAATGATAAACCCTACAAGTCTAACCATATTTTCAAGTCGGAACCTTGCCCACTGCACATCATGTGGAACGTGTTTTGGGTGCGAAAAATCAGAGCGTTTAGGAAAATCGCCATATACCTCAAATACCTTGAGCCCACCGCCGCCGGTTCTTTGATGCCGCCAGTAATCCAAAGAAGAATTTGTATAATTTTTAAACTTATCAAATAGTTTCAGTAACTCCTCATGTGACCAGGCAGAATAATCCTGCCCAGCTTCTTGGGTGTTATCAAAGTAAGAAAAATTAAACTTGCATCTTTCTGTAATATCCCCCGAATCCAAACTAACAACGGGTAATCGATTGAGGAAATTAATCTTTCGGTCACTTCCAAACTTACCACTCATAACTTAGGCACTCCACCAATCTTACCTTCATTATAAATGGGTGAAATTGGCCGACCATGACGCAATAAGTCGCCTGGAATTTCGTCTAAACGATAGCAAAACGATTCATTATTCTCTTTATTAACAATGTATGTTCTAAACTTAGTTAATTTATCAAGAACCTCGGTAATATGAGAAGTAAAGATAAACTGTGAGTTAAGTTTATTTGACTCCGGCGACTCAAATAATTCAAGCAACTTTGGCAGCATAAAAGGATGGCAATTCAAGTCAAACTCATCAAGAATTAGGGTGCCACCCAGGGTCAGAACATACCAGTATTTTTGAAGTTTAACATACAAAGATTTAGTGCCACTCGACTGATCGAATATAGTCAGGAAATGGTAATCGTTAGCTATTTCGTGGCGAAAAAGTGGATAGTAATACTTTTCACCCTTCTCATTTTGATTCTCATGAATTTCAATGTCACTAATCCCCAAATCGCTTTTCTTTATCATGTCTTTGACAAAGTCAAAAGCTTCAGGGACCCTATTATAAAATTCAGAAACTTTATGAATGCTATCTAAATCCTGAGCAAAGTCATTCATACCTGTATAAATAACATTTGAAATATGCATTGAGAAAAAGTTAAAAACATCTTTTAACAACCTAGAAGAGCTTGAAAAGTTATAATTATGGGCTGTGCTTATTAATGATGCATTCTCTCTCAATGAAATCACATCTATCTCACTTATTTCATCAAGCCTTTTAACTATCTTATTAAATTTACGTTCGAAAACACAAACTTTACGACCTTTACTTTTTCCTTCGACCAACTTAATGCTTTTCCTAAACAATCTTTCGTAATGAACTTCCTTTGTTGATACTCCTAATTCATACGTGTACCTGTAATCACCACTTTTAAAATCAATATAAAAATCGGACGGTTCTTGGCTATCAAAATAAGGATCAGCTTTAATAAATTCAGATACATCACGTCGGAATGAATAAGCACAAAAATCCAAAAGAAAACCTAACCCTTTTAAGAGGTTTGTTTTACCTGCACCATTAGCGCCCTTAACACCTAATATAGTTGCAACTTCCCTATTAAATGAAACATCTTTAGGAACTCGACTATTTAGCTCAAATGATACTTCGGCACCTTCTTTAAAACCGAAATAATTAGCAAAACCGTAAGAATAAATCATTATAACTCTACCTTCACACAACAATACTGGGATCAATCTGATGCTTTACACTCCCATTAAAAGGACATGATGTCAAATATTAATGCATTTTCATGCCAAAATTGTCTTGAAAACTGAATAAGCGTTAAATGATTGTTACTTCCCACTTTAAAGATTCAGGCGCGCGCTCGTACCCCCGCCACGCCTGCCCGCTTTATGATGCGGTTTTCATGCACCTGCATGACATAAACGAAAGCCCGCCAGAACTGGCGGGCCGAGGGTAAAGCGATCCTTTTCGGATCATGCGAATTCATGCGGCATAGTCATGCACTCATCACTCCAGTTTAAAGTCGTCCACAGAAGCGGGTTTATAGGTGCCAAATCCTTCTGCTTCATCCATAAAATCCATGCCCTGCCGCAAAGAAACCGGATACGGAATCTCAAGCATGAAAACGAAGTCGTAGGTTTTGCCAAGCCAGTAACCCCCGCCACATTCTTTCGGCCGTTGGAAAAACACCCATTCACCTGGCTTGTAGTAAATGAGCACCTCACCTCGGTAAACGATCTGGAATTTTTCGGGACTTTTAGCCATGGCCTAACGCCTCGCAACTCTCGTTATGTTCGGACTCACCTTCCGTAAGCATCCCAGCCTGATTTGAAGTTTTCATCCGATCACATCTCGCTACGCGTGACACCCGATCAGACTATTCGGAAGCGTGCATCATGCGCGAATATTCGTGGCTTCTGACTTTTCGCATCAGCTCATCGGTCAGTTCAGAGACCCACTGAATGGCAAGCTGCTTCTCGTCATCCGTGCAATCACTAGCCGCAACAAGTTTCATAAATAAATCAATACGCTGGAGCTTCATCGACTCCAAAAAATAATCCTGCATATTCCCTCCGCACAATGAACAACTGGTTATACGTACAGTATATTATGAGTTTCGAAATGTGAAATGTTTTTTTACCTTCCGTGAGAAATCCTCTGGATTAATCAGATGGTTATCTTTTGTTCCTGGAGTCTGCCGTTTCGGTAAAACAGCCGCATTCGCGCGCCTGAATTTATGCTGCATCCACGGGAAAGCAGGCTAATTTCCTCCTCATGCCCCTCAAAACCACGGGCTTTTAGTTCCAGCTCTAACCGTCGGCGCTCCGGCCCCGTACAGTTATTGACAGAACTCCAAGGGGCGGCGATGCCGCCAGAAGGACCAGCCTCCGCTGACGCGTCGGCTAATTTGGCAACGGCTTCCCACTTCACCAGACGCGTGAATACTTCAGAATCTTGATAGTGAGGCGAGTAGATGCCCTGAACGCGCTGCACGTCCTCCGCGTATTCGTTGCCCATTTCGGTGATCTCGTAGCAAAGGCGGATCACCAAGTCATCACGTGCGACCAGCGGACCACCCTGCGCCATGGTGTAAGACGCCCAGCAGCTGGCAACAGAAGCAGACGCTAGTACGGCGTCCATCTTCTCGTTTGGTAGGCGCGTATCGCCAAGACGGCGCAACTCGCGCCATACAGTGACCGGCGCACCGCCAATCTGCTGGAACTGGCGGATGCGCCAGCGAGACGCCCACGCGCAAACGGCTTTCGCCATATCACGCATGTTCGAACCGGTTTCATTATCCTTCTCGCCGTCCATTGCAAAGCCGTCGATATTTTTGGAGATGTATTTAGCGATATAACCCGTGGCGCTGCCTTTGGTGGGATCGATAGGCTCAGCGTGAAAACGCGCTTTGCGCGCCTGCGGCGTGCTCAGTTCGTCGGCGTCTTCTTTGCTGGCGTGCTCACGCATGATCTGCTGCACACGCTCGCGATGTTCCGGCAGCATAAACAGCAGCATGTGCCAGTGTGGCGTGCCGTCGTGATGCGGCTCAACGACGCGGAAACCGAAAACATGGATTTCTTCGCGTGACAGTGCGGCGCGGATGCGCGCCCAAACGCGGCATAGATAACGCTGCGTATCGCGCGGGCTTGAGCCGTTCCATTTGGTAATGAAACCGCCCTGACTGTAAACAGAGTGGTAACGCGACGGCGCGGTGATCGTATAAAAGTCCCCTACGCAGCCGCTTTCGTTGGCGATGTCTTCAAAGCCACGCATTCTGGTCATCAGCTCGCGGCGGCGCATGGCCGGGTTCGCGGTGCTGCGGTTGACCATTTCATCCATCGCGACACGATCACCAGTCTCTTTGTTCATAAGGTCGTAGCGTTTGAAGAACTCGCGATTGCGTTTCTTCTGCTCGACCCATTCCGCCAGCGTGCCGCGTGAAACGTAAGGTGAAGCTGATTTTTGCACCTGCCCTACAGCGATTGCCATGTGCTCTCGTTGTAGATCTCGCATCTGTTTAAGACGGCCGCGCCACCATTCAGGCGCCATCATGCGCAATAAACCGGATTGCGCCTTGCGCAGACTCAGCTCACCTTTACAGGCCTTAAACTCCGCCCAATATGGCGGCTGCGTGCCGGTCAATGCGGCCAACTCAGCAACATAGCGATAAGCAATGCAAGTTATGGTTTGCTCGTCCGCTTGCTGCGGCATAGAAGTTTTATCGACAAACTCAGCCAGGCTAAGCGAAAGATAGGATGCGACTTTATAAGCCAGATCGCGCACGTCCTGCCGGTCAAGCGTAGGCAGACGATCAAGCTGCTTTATGAACGGCAGTTCATGTTGAGCGGCTTCATCAAGACGATAGCGACGGCGAACCAGCTGCAGGCGTGGCAATACGTTCTGGCCGATAGTCTGGCGCAGAAACGCATTGGCCCGACGACGGCCGTTATTTGCTGAGAGGATTTTGCTGTAGCGATCGGCAAAGTAACCGGCCAGATAATCCGGCATGTTTTGCAGAAACTGGCTGCGCCAATTGTGGTCGTCTGGATTCACATTCCAGAGACGGCGCTCAGAAAGGGACATATCCGCCGGAGCGGACATGCCAAAGACTTCACGCCGCTGCTGATTTACGGCGTGATATTCACCATTCAGGAGATCAGGAAGGCTTTCAGACATGCGCGGCCTGAAGTTCAGCCAGCTCTTGCACTGCAGCCTCGACCAACTCAGCAATGCGGCGAGTTTCCGACACAAAGGCCGCAGTTGTTTTCATCTGGCCGTGCAAAACATGGCGACCAATGACATCAACAGCCAAATCGCGCATG